TTTATAGAAGCTGCATACACTGATGGGATATGCTACGGTTCCAGCAACTCTCCGGTTGGAACTAACGGGAAACCCGTAGAGGTGTATAATAACACTACCAACACTACGTATATATCTCTTTCATTCGCATCGCCTGTTGCTATGGCCAACTCATTGTCGGTTACTGCCAGCGTTTCCTCAACTTATGGAGCGGTATCTGGAACCGTTAGTTTCTATGGTGGATATGATACGCCAGCCTTTATTGGCGATAGCACCATAAACTTCAATGGCCACGCATATGACGCAACATATACCATACCTGGCAGCTATTTTACAGAAGATGGGCCTTTTTATTTAGAGGCAATTTACTCGGGGTCTCCATGTTTTGCATCCAGCACAACTGGTTTCGGTACGGGTGGGCCAGTAGTAGAGGTGGTACCATAGATGTTAGCAGCGGAAGATGTTAGGCTATCAATAACCATTATGCATTGTTCTTGGAACGCCGACAGGGTAGCGATGCTACATGACATTATAGAGAAGCTTGGCGACTTGTCAATGCTCACTGGTTTTTCGATATGTGATGACATAGACAAGAAGGGCATTTGGTGGAACTGCAAGCAATGTTGGAGTAATATACCTGCGGAATCAACTCACCATTTCGTTTTGCAGGATGACATGATGCCATGCAAGAATTTTATACCAGCATTGTATGAGATCATACGAACGAAGACAGAACAGATTATCCATATATTCGCCAGCAATCAAGCCTGTATAAAAGCATTGGTAGAGGGCAAACATTGGTATACGACCCCCGATGGAAGTTGGGGAGGTGCCATAATTTTACCAAGAAAGCATTTTGGGTGGTGTGCCTGGGCTGACGGGTACTTGCAGGATTTTAGCCCTATATGCGACGATACGCGGCTAGATCACTACGCGATTTGTAATCAGGAGCCAATTTGGTGCGTAACTCCTAGCCTAATAGAGCATATAGGATACGATAAAAGCCTAATAGGCAATTCACCGATGAAGTGGAGAATGTCAAAGAGGTACATCGGAGAAGAGGATCCTATGAGCATTGATTGGTCAAAAGGGGCAAATGATCCGTTAGTTGGTAAAAGGACGTGGGGAAGCTCATATGATGATTTGGATGTACACTTGAAACATGCATATAGGCTGTTTTTCAGAGAGAAGTGTGGATATACGGAGAAGTTCATATTCAGAAATAGGATGACCATATACTAACACGGCATATTATTATACAGCGAGAGGAACGAAAATGGCATACGAATCAATTAGACACGGAATTAGCGAGTTACTACGATCACCAAGCGGTGTTTTTGCGCTTCTATGTTTGTTTGCAGTTGTTGGTCTAACAGCATCGTTTCCAACGGTTATGGGAGCAGGAGTAATCACAGCATTTGTCAGCATAATTGTCCCAGTTCTAGGGGTACTCGAACATCTGGAATACCGCATTGATAATTCGGCAGCGCCAGATAAAAACAAGCCTAACAGCTAAATGTCTTCTGTTTGGTCGAAGCGGCACTGCCAATAAGTTGGCATATATGGTGAATAAAAGAGGATAGGTATATGTCGAATTACCCCAGCTCGTATGATGATGACGTTTCGCTACCAGTTGTCAATGATAACATCACCGAAATCGGAGGCGCGGCAATTGACGCGCTGCGTGATGCAGTTTTCAACATCGAACAATATGTTGGAACGACTGACGGCTATAACACGCTATCTATCACTGATCGCCTTGGAGTGTCAATAAACCTAGATGGTACGTTAAACGCATCGCAAATAGCAAGCATGGGGTTGGTCACACTGCCAATAACCCAAGATCAAATAGCTAGCAATGCCGCCATACCCGAGTCAAAACTAGCACTACTCTATTCTACCGCCACCCTATTCGGTCAAATCACCGATCTATCAAGGAGTGTCAATTCGGCTCTTGGGTGGATCGCTACAACAGGAATACAGCTTGAACCACATTTGCTTGGTATTCCAGATTTTCGGCATTCACTTGATCAGATCGATGTTAGCCATGATTTGGCAGACTTTCCATACCTGCAAAACAAATACGGCACAATTCGTGGTTTGACATCTAATTCACCAAACGGGCCAGGATACAGGGACAATACTAACTCGTATAACCTAATCAATGATCTAAATAACGAGTTTCTTTCCCATCAATGGGCTGACGGCACAGTATCAGGAACGCAGGGCACAATAACTACGAATAATGGGTCATCGTATTCGTCTAACTTTGCCCATACTGCAAGCGGAATATTCATTGATCCGACAAGGTTCGAAACAATCCCACAAACGAACAACAATTTGCAGCTGTTTGCAGACTATATGGATAGTTCTAGCCTCATATCGTTAGGTAGTAGAACTCAAAACCTATTTGCAAACGGTATATCAGTCAATTCACGATCAACAAGCTTAACTGCCGATGGATATGGCCAATTAATAGTTCCGCCAACACAAGCAATAGCTTACTTGAAGGGATCTTCGGGTAATTTGGGATACCCCAATGATGATATAAACTTCGGCGACGACATTATCCAGTTCACTCCAACAGATGGCTATTCCTTTGACGAGCAATTTTCGTTGGTCAAGGTTGGGGATATAGTCACGATCAATTATGGTGCTGATGGATATGGCGTCGAGATTCAATTCGTTATATCCGAGAAGAAATACGACCCTGGTACAACATACATCGTAAGGATCGCTGGTAAAAACATAGCGTATGCCAATCCAGCAGTGGCTAGTATCACAAGATCGCTATTCAATAACAACAAGTACGGTGTTTTAGCGGCTGCGACAGGAGTTACATCGGATTCTCTTGGCAATTCTTTGACAGGTGTTACGCCCAGCCTAATTATAGGTTCACCAAGTGGTGCGCAATGTTTGGGTATTGGATTTACACCAGACGAGTTCAATGAAACGCATTACTTACTCTACTTGGCACTGTATCCTGATGGCAATCCACTAGATGGATATACCGTTTTACCAGCAATTGATGTTACTGGCAACTCTGGTACAACGCCAGGCGCATATACCCTGGAAAGTATCGTAGCTGCAACTAATAACGCGTTTAGAAAGCCTGGGTTCAATTACCGATTTATAGCCTTCTCATACAAGGGCGAATTCGGAATTATGCTAGCCGACTCCTATAACAATGCTGCATTTTCAGTAGTCAATGGTGTTGTAGACCCCACTGGATTTTACGATCAGACGGCAACTCAAAACCAATTCCCCAACAATGTAATAGACCTCTTCCCAACAACTGGTGTTGTAGCCCCCGATCCTCTCGGATTTGGGCCATTTGGCGCCAATGTTTCTAGTCCCCTATTCCAAACTTCATATGGATCGGCTGTTGCAGCAGAGGTTTCCACCAAGGTATTCGTTCCGCTAAACAGAAACTCCTACTATGTCAATGGAACCGAACAAGACCTATTGAACTTGGATGTTGGACAGGCGCTAGATGCATTTGGCGATGGATACTGGCTAGCAAGCATAATTGAGGTAAGCCCTGTTTATGGCCCTCCTGGATATGTAAACGTAAAGTATCAGATTGCGCAAGACCTATCAACCTCTGGTCTAAAACCAGGCAAAACATTGGTGGTTCAGCCCACTGATGGATATTCTGGTGCAGCTGGTATAAATTATGGCAGGTTCGTAATTACTGGCGTCGAATTCACATGTAATCCAATACAGACGGTTATTACGGTATATGACGGAGTGCATGCGGCAGGCGGAACACCAGTAGCAGTGGCCCCAATAGGAACGCAAGTATCCATATACTTCGGATCCGACTCCGTTTCATTCGATGCTAATACTGCAACTGATTTTGGAGTGCCAATCGGCGCACAATTCAAGAGGCATTTCGAGATCTATGTAGACCAGAATAGCGACACATTTACTCACGAAAGGGGCAGGTTCAATCCAGCTGGCCCAATACAAGTGAATGGTATAACGCTAGCCAACACTCTAACCATAGCCAAAGCTATGGACATAATATCCATATCTCCCAAGTTGAGGGGATATCTCTTCGGATCCGTAACCAAGATAACTTTGAGTATCAACAGTTTCAACTCTTTGACTGGCATTTTCGATGGATACCTATCATCATATGACGGTTATAGCCCAACAAGCTTTTTCACGAGGTTTGGCCCAACCGTTAGCGGTAAATTGGGAGAAGTAACAAGGTTCTACGACGAAACTAACACCGACTACATTGATGTATTGTTCAGCTTGTCTAGTACGCTTCAAGCTATCACATCGCAGCAGTACATTGATATTCAGCTGTTCCCCACACTATCGCTAGATGAAACGATCATGCTTATTGGATCGTGCCAAGTCAATAATAGCAACGATTCCGTAACGCACATAAAGGATCAGCGTGAGTTCGGCAATACAAGCGAAGAGCAATTCACAACATCAGCAATCAACTACATATCAGCACCAGACAGGCTACTTCATTTCAACGGAGTAATTCGCGGGTTCGATATTGCTGGAACAACCAACGAGTTTATATCTGTATCCGGTGGATTGGCTTTGGTCAACGGCAATCTGACATACATCGACGATCAGATCATTACGATACCCAAGATCGTAGAGGTCGTTTCTGGATCGCTAACCAGCATTACCTACCCAATAAACTTCGCATTATGCGTCAATTCTGTTAGCGAGATAGTAGCGCAACCAATTACGGATTTCGATCCAATACTTGGCACTCCAACAACTGGCGATAGGGTTATGACAGTAACCAATGTTGTCTCTGGCAACTCTTATGTCATTGACTCCAACCTATTCAGTTATATCCTGAACAACAGGAAAGACCTAACACCGCTGTATGTCGTTTCCTCTACTGTATCTGGTACGGGAACAACTGCTACGGTTTCCCTGTCTTTGCGGGACGTAAGGCGATCTGCCAAGGATTCCGACTCCGTCACTCCTGCCGTCCTAACTAACGACCATTCACAAGGCAATTTCACTTCGCTATCAACCGCTCTGAATTGGCTAAAACTCAATAGTTCTTTCCAAGACGAATTGCAGGTAAAGGGAAGCTTCTCTATCGGTTATGATCCTGGTCTAGATTTTCCACTAGATATCATAGGCATTGGATCTGCATCGGAACTGACATTTAGCATGCCAATAAGCATTTTCAGCTCGTCTCCCATAAACTTCTCTAACATAGAGGCTACTTTTGCAGCCGGATCGAGCATAGAGAATACGAATTTCAATGACTGCATTATCAATTTTGGAGTTACTAGCGTAGACGGCGTCATTTTCACCAACTCGGTTATCAATGTAGGTGGTCTCATCACTAACGGAATTGCAGGATTACAAACACAGTTCATTGGATGCACGATCAATGTAAGCATAGCGCAAGCATTTGCAATAGGCTCTAACATATCATTTGACAACTGTACATTCAACTATACCTATAACCCAGTAGGCAGCTCGGCATATTCGACTTCTGACTTGGTCAATGCAGGTTCTGGCCTAATGTACGCCAACATTACTGGAGCGCTAAACAATGTTAGCGTAACCAATTGCACATTCAATAACAGCATAGCAGATCATTTTCCGTTCATCAGTTTGCAGCTTGGTGGAACATCAATTGCCGGCTTTTCTTATGGAGCAATTGCACAGAACATAACAATATCCAACAACACATTCAATTGTCAGCAAGTTACCGATGATCGTAGAGCGGTTATAGCATTCACATCGACGATCACAGCATCAAATAGTGGCGTTTCATTCCCGCCGTTTCCCAAATTGGTCAATGTCGAAATAAGCGAAAACACTTGCAATTACGATCAGATGATCTTGATTTCGACCGTAAGAACTGCTGGCCATCCAATTACTGGTGCAATGCTAACATGCGTAGATTGCGATGTATCCGAAAATACTTGCGGAGTAATTGCTTACATAACATCTGCGGATATTGTTTCAAGTGATGACAATTCAGTAACAAGCCGTGGTCTTGCGGTTAGGGACAAATCAGATCAGCTAGTTATCGAAAACAACTCATGCAAGCTAATAACCAATTTGGATTCAGTTGGCCAATATATAGCATTCCATGCTTTTGAGGGCGGAAATGAAACGTCAGATCATGACAATGACTGGGTCAAGGTTGGCACTGGTGCAGTTTCGATTTTGAGGAACACATGTAATTGGGTTTTGGTTGGTACTGCTGTTTGGTCAAGCGGAAATACTAACGGCAACATCAATTTTGATGGGGCGGTAATTGACGAAAACCGTTGTTCTCCTGGAAACCCGCTATTCCTATTGGCCTATCAGGATGTTAGCAATAGCGGATTGCCATTGCCATCCATAGGCATTTTGTTGAGGAACGAAGCATCTGCACAATACGATTACGCCAACTCGCAGAGCGTAATATCAAGCAACGTCCTAAATATCAAGAATTTGCTATCGCAATCTAATGGCGCGATCAATCAGGCATATTCTTTTGGTATAGCATGCTACGCTAGCGCAGTAATAACCAACAACACTATCAGCAATGTTTGCAGTTCAAGTAGTTCAGCGCTAGTTTATCTAGATGGCAGTGCGATTGGTGGCCCAAGCATTATCTGCAATGATAATCTCTTGACAAGGGGTCAATTTACTGTCGGCGCATATGTACAAGGTGGCAGTACGGTAGCTAGCAATCTAGTATCAATAACCAACAACATTTTCGACAGTCCATATGTTGATACGGCTAACACAAACACCAACACGGGCATAGATATTGGTGCTAATTGGGTATTCGTAGATAATATCAATCAACAGCTAGAAAATATTTCTGCTGGAGGTCTCAATTTTGTCGACGCTCGCTCAATAGAGTTTATATCCCAATCTGCTCAATTATTTGAGTCAGATGATGTCAATTGCTTGTACGTATTGAATGGTGTATTAGGTTTCAATGATGGTGGACGCATTTTCCATGCAATTTCGTTTAGTGGAGGCCCAACAGCATCACCGTTAAACTATACGCAGCAAAATGTTAGTACTAATTTGGCCATACCAACAAATGCCGCATATAATTGGCTAGAAGTTGATACCACATCAGGGCCAATTACAGTTACGCTTCCATCAATTTCCCTAATCACTCCGACACCGGCTGGCAGGTTCTTCTACTTCAACGATGCTGCTGGACAATTCGGTACAAATAACCTGACTATTTCTGTTGCAGGTGTTGGTGGGAACTTGCTGTATTTTGGCGGCTCAAATCAGTCTGGTGGTACGAAAGCGATAAATTGGATTGGTGCCTCTGGCCTAATATACACCGACGGAAACAATACTTGGTATGTAATTCCTTTCAATCAGCAAGGCACGTCGGGAGCCAGCGTCACATATACTGCCTCTACTGTTAACTTCATTGAATCTTCATTGAATATGGACTGCGCCTCATCTTTTGGGCTTCCAGGAACGATTGAAAACAATAACCATGGATGCACACCACAGTTGATATGTCCAGTGAATATCAACCCAGGCGCAACATCAAATGGTAACCTAAACTGCAACGTTGCCAATGCGATTACAGTATCGGCGGCTTATGCCATCAATTCATCAGTTTCTGCCGGCATAATAGCAACTAACGCAGGGGCAATTCAATCACAGGTTCTTAGAGGAATAAATACTTCCGTTGCCGGAGGCATCAGTTCAGGTATAACTGCTGGTATACATGTAGACGCTACTGCTGGAATAGTTTCTACTACTGGTAGTGGCGGATTTGGTCTAGGCGGTGGCAATAGCGATTATCCGATATTTACAGATGCTACTGGATCTGCAAATCCAAGAACAAGGATTATTGCGTTCCCGCTGACACCAGTAAACATAACAGGGGCATCGTCTGACAATTACAGCTTCTTGATGCCGGGATGGTCTGCTCAAACAATTCCTGCCGTAAACCTAATTGATCCCACCGATGCGCCAGTGGCAATTACGCCATGTTTCATTGGCCCTGGGCCTGGCGCCGGAACTGCTTTCCCACAATATTTTAGCCTACCAATAGTCCATAATGGAGCGACTCTAAACAGTGTATCGGTGTATTTCTCTGTCAATGGATCCCGTTCTGTCCTTCCAGCCACATTACCAATAATAAGGGTGTATACTGCTAGCGTTATTCCAGGAGCAACTAATTCGTATCTCTCTACTACCTCTGCCCAAACAATATCGCCAAGTAGCGGTTCAGCATATTACAATTCTGGTGTTGCGCAGCCCCTAACATATACCTGCAATCAAAACAACGTAATTGACAGCACGAAGAACCTATACTTCATCACTATAACTGATGAAACTGGAACTAATTCGCAGTCTGGTAATAAGTATTACAGCGTTCAGTTGAATTACACGGTTTCTAACATGGCGTTCTCAACATAAGGGGAAGGCAAAATTAGCTCCAACAACTTCACTAAAAGCGACCTTTTTTCGCTACATGACATCATACAATCATCTATGATCATGTATCCAAAGGAGATCATTATCGCTACCCTACGTGATTTTTTCTCGAAGGACAGCTATTACCATTACTCGAAGGATGCGTGGGGCTTTGCCAATACCACAGACCACACAAATCTGCCACTAGGAGCCGATCTTCCGAAGGAGTTCAATAGAAACGGCGCCGATCAAGACGGTATTTCTACTCGTCTATTCATTGGAGAGAACTATCGATATGACGGCATTTATTACCCGTGTATCCTGGTGAAGAGTGGCGGAAGCAAATATGTCCCAATTTCAATCAACAGGGATAAGGGTGGAATACAATACGAGAACATACCCTATGTCGACGGCTATGGCAATCAGATGGTGGTATCAAGGCCCAAATACTTCTATACGGCTGGCGCATGGGAGGGATCAATCATTGTCGATGTCATGACTAGGAGTTTGCGATCAAGAGACGATCTTGTTGAACTAACTGCTATGGCCTTTACCGATATCATATTCGAGTCATTAGAGGATGTCGGGGTAGTAGTGAAGCCAGTTTCAATCGGGGGTGCATCAGAATCCGATGACAGAAATGACAAGCTATTTAGGCAAACTCTAACATTGGATATTAGGACGGAGTGGCGTCGTGTTGTGCCTATTTGTAGTTATATTGACGCTATCTTTTTTTCAGTCGAATTCGGCGACATATCCAAACCAGATAGTCCAATTGCGCATAATTTGACTATCAACAACGAAATCAACATGACAGACACGCTACTAAACATGTAAGTGGGGCATAAAAAAGCATGTCAATAGACGAATAATCCCATATAACTTTGATGCTCATAATTTCTTGGAGAAACTAAATGTCCAACATACCAAGCGTTCCTAATGCCCTTCCCGGCGTATATGATACGGTAGAAACAATATCCAGCGGAGTAAATGTTCCAGGCGGGACACGCATAGCCGCAATAATCGGCGAAGGATCTGCTAGCGAAACGATAGTATCTAACGCCCAGGGTGGCGGGAAAGATGGTCTAAACCCATCATATACCTCTGCAACCGGAGCTGATGGGAGGCATTTTCAACTAGCAAACTATCCGCTAATTTCCAATCGCACAACGATTTTCAAGAACGGTATTCCGCTAACTGGTCTAGAGGGCACTATAACCTCCACCACCACTTTCAGCGATAATTATGGCTATATGCTAGACCCAACAACAGGTCATCTACTACTTCAATCGGCACACCTACTAGATCAAGGCGGCACGTTCTATGTTCCACTTTCAACAAACGTAGGCGACGGATATCTAAACGCTTTACAGTTAGTAGACTCTAATGCGCCGCCCGAGATATGGACAATTCGCTGCGTTAGCGTTCAGAGAAACGCCATGAATGCTCCAATTGCAGGAACAGCTACATTCTTGGCATTCGGATCTGTTTCAGGATCGATCCTAGATGCTAACGGAAACCCAATTCGATGGATCGCTAACGGAACCGTAGTTTCTAACGGCATTTTGAGCTTCGCTATCGGTGAAACGCAGTCGGGTGGCATGGCAATTTCTCCCTTCGTTCAAGGAGACGCATTCACGGTTCAAGTTGCAAGCGGAGTTTTAGTCAAGGGCGATACGCTCACCTCAACAGAAGTCCCAACACTCAATCTAAATACCCCAACACTAGTAACTACCGTAAATCAATACACATCGACTTATGGAACGCCAAGCTATCCAAGTTCAGGATCAAATAGCAATGGCAATAACCTTTCGCTAGGTTGCCAGCTAGCTTTTGCCAACAATGCTCCAGCAGTCTTGGCAGTTCAGGCAGCACCTCCACTACCTCGAAGAACCTCCTATGTTCTCGATCCGTCAGTCAATTCAGTTTCTACGGATGTTGATGACTACATATTCCCACTTCCAGTTGGAGTAATTCCTGATTTCAATTCAGATATCCATTTCTTCGTTCAGAATAACGCTACACTCGTTGAAACGCAGGTTCTACCAAACAAGTTCGAGTATTACACACTAGGAACTGCGGGTCAGCCAACATTGAGCCAGTTCATCTTCTCCAACCCTCAACCTCCAGCCGGCTATTCATATGACTACTCGGTAATCCAGGAATACGAGTCGGTTGTCACTGGTTTTGATGGCTATATCGGCAGATTGGCCTCTGGAACACAGGCGATATTCAATTCCTCAATCAGCTTCGACTCCACATATGTTGGCAAGCTGTTGAAGGTAATTGACTCCAACAACAAGGCAAATATCGGAACATTCAATATCACCTCCGTATATGGTGGTCAGTTGACAGTTCAGACAGTAACCGCTAGCGAGCCGGGAGACCCAATTCCGCTAGGCACTCCAAGCGGCTTCCCAGACTTCACGTCAGAATCTGGAACAAGGTTTGGCTTCGAGCTGATCTATATCCCAACGGGTCTTCCAGTAGCGGCATCAGAGGGTACTGACGGAACACTCGCGGCATTCGTAAATACAGCAACAGCCACATTAACAAGCGTAGCCGTCAATTTTGGCTCAATTGATACGACAGCTAACCTAGTCAATAATTACAGGCTGAAAATCAACGGATCAACAGCTGGCAATAACGGTCTATATGACATCACCGGATACGCTTCTGGCACAAACACTCTAACATTGCGAATGGCGTTTGTAACGGAGACTGGATTGCGATATGAGGTGCTAGACCCAACATTGCTAAGTAGCTACATCGTAGTCAATCAAGCAGTTGTTCCAAACGGCAATCAATTAAGAGTGACTATCGTCGATTCGCGAGATGCAAGCTTCTATGATGCTGGATGGTTAAACGCCCTGGCTTCTTTGGAGATTGTTGAATGCGATATCGTTGTTCCTCTTCCAGCGCAGACAATATCGGTAATATTCCAGAATGCATTGTCTCATTGCCTATCAATGAGCAATACGCTAAACAGGAAAGAACGGGTGCTATTCATTGGAGCTATACAGGGCCTAACTCCTGACAACCTTTCAGGCACAACCCCAGCCGCAGTGGAAAACCTTGGCATTCTAGAAGGTATTCAAGGTGAAACGGTGACGAACATCTTGTCAGGCAACATCGAAGACCTAGCTAATTACTCGGTTTCAGATGCATTCGGCAACACCTTCCGTTGCGTATATTTCTACCCTGACCAGATCGTAGTTTCAGCTGGTGGAAACAACGTGCTAATCGATGGTTTCTACCTTGCAGCAGCTGCGGCAGGTTATGAGGCTCGCGACAGTATCATCCAGAACCCACTAACCAATAAGGTTCTATCGGGCTTCACCATCCTTGGAAATAAGCAGTTCTCTACCGCAGTTCTTTCGCAGCTAGCGACGGCTGGCGTGACTACTTTGCAGCCAGTAGCAGGTGGCGGACGAGTAATATGGGGTATCACAACATCACAGAGCGGATATGTCGAGGAGCAAGAGATATCGATCGTATTCATTCGAGATGCAGTGGCCAAGACATTGCGAGCTGGTTTGCAAGGGTTTGTCGGTCAGCCACAGACACCACAGACAATCGTTAGCATCAATACCAGGACGGTCATCATATTGAACTCCTTGGTTGCCGATGGAATGATAACGGCGTATAAGGGAGTTCAGGCGGCACAGGATGCAGTCGATCCAACACAGATTAACGTGATTCTGGCTGTACAACCCTCCTATCCGACGGACTTTGTATATATCAGAGTTGGCATTGGAAATCTTGCCAGCAGCTAACACGGAATAAAATAGCATCATAAATAGGAACAGACTAACGGAGATATAAATGCCCACATATAGTCCAAATACTAGATCAACTCTTTACGGAACAGCCGGAGCCAACGGATCGCTAGTGAACAAGACTAGCACTGGTCTTTCTACGAACATCATCATAACCGTAAATGACCATCCAGTTGGGGCAGTTCAGACCCTAGCGATCGATGAAAAACGACCCCTAAAAATGGTTGATGAGGTAGGGACTGATGGACATATCGATTCCACGCCAGTTTCATCGACAAACATCACTGGCAGTTGCAAGCGCATTAGGTTCGACAGATTGCGCATTGCAGAGGCCTTTGGTCGTGCGTTCGTCCATGCCGCATCGCAGGTATATCCATTCGACATCGTAATCCTAGACAAGCAGAAGAGGAATACGGCTAGCCAGATATCCACGGTAATCAAGAACGTATGGATTGGCGGAATTAGCTATACATACGAGGCTGATAACTGGATCATCAGTGATAATATGACATGGGAAGCGGAGACGATATTCAGCTTCCTAACTGGTAGCAATGGCGCGAACGCAACAACTGGCGGACAGCCTGTTGCGGTGGGTGGAGAGATTGGTATACCGAATATGGCTGGGCCAGGGTGGACAAAGGGCGGGGATAACGGGTCGATAGCGAACATCGAGCAAATGGTTGACACCGGGGCCTCAGGGTACCGTGGGAGCATGGACGCCGCCGGCATCATCGACATTGGCTCCGACTCCACAAACCCACTTTTCTAGCCGCAATCTGCGTTTTCCTAGCGATTTTTCGACTAGTCTTCGCGCACTCATATTGATCGTTCTGCGACTAATTGGGCTCATCCGCATCAATAATATGCTAGGTTCGTATGCATCAAGAAAAGCAACTAGATTGAACGAATATGGCACAACATACCCAAACCACCTGATATATATCCTAGTAGCAACACATATGCTATCCAGGAGATAATATCATCATGCCCAATTTCGAGTCCCCTCTAACCAATAGGAAGTTTGCCGCCCAGCCAATGCGGGATTTAGATATCCCCGATGAAACTGGCTATAACCAACAGCCTCCGCAACAAGTTCGCCCAGTTCCCCAACAAGCGGCACAACAGAATTATACCCCAATGTCGGATCAGGAGCTTCAAGCATTCAGGGAACGGTTGAATAATGCCCAGCCCGATCCTGGCCCAGATCTATCCGAAATAGAGCGGGAAGTAAAATTGGCTCGCGAACAAAAGGCACGAGGACAAGTTCCTCTTGCAGAAGGCCCGCGTAAGCGAATTGAAATGCTGATTGGTATGACGCGTCTAACTCGCACAGTAGATGTTGGTGGCAACACATATGTATTGCGCTCATTAAACGGAAAGGAAATGAGAGAGGCAATTCTAGCAGCTTCTGCATTCGATGGGACAGTTCAAGGCCCATTCGAGATTAGGCTACAAATGCTAGCTCATTCATTGTATATGATTGCAGAAATACCAGTTGAGCAGTTCCTTGGTACAAGCCAATTCGAGGCCCGTTTGGATTTTTTGGAGGCCCTGGACGATGCGCTGTTAAATAGGCTAATGAGCGAATATACTTCGATGTCAAGGGAATGCAAAGAGAAATATGGCCTAACGACAATCGATCAGGTTAAGGAGGTTGCCGAAGACCTAAAAAAATAACACTCGAACCGGAACATCGTTTCACCTGGGAGCTATGCAAGATATTCCAGAAGAAGCCCGATGATCCATTCTTCGAGGAGATGGACCCGGTTCTGCGTCGGTGGATGTTTGAGAACTGGATCGGCGATCAGAAGGATAAAGCCGAGCTAGCAAAGGGGCATGCCTACCTACTAGCTTCGTTCGACCATCCAGAGGCTGTAAAGCAGCTATTGGGCGAAGGAAACATACACACTTCTACCGAGGAAGAGTTTGACGAAAGTAGCAGAATGGTTCTTGAAATGGAGTCGCTTGGTATAACGAGTAAATTAGGCCCACAGCCAGCGAAAAAGCAAGAACAAGAGGCTCCTAAAAAACGTAAGCGCCGCATAATTAGGAATTGAATTGAATGGCAAATCCACCTACAACACCAAATCCGCCAGAAAATCCTACGGCTCCGCCAATTGATAGCGAAGCTGCCGAGCGCACAGATAATTATGCCAAGGCACTCGAAAAAGTCAATGAAATTGAGACAAGGCTGAAAGACACCTCCGGCATGACCACGGAGGAAGTGAATAAGCTAAAAGATGCTCATAAGGCTGCAAGAGAGGAGGCTGATAAGTTTGCATTCTCGATGCTGGGCGTTGATGATAGGATGAAGATAGCGGTTGGCTCGTTGTCAGCCTTTTCAACAGGTATCGAACACCTCACAGGCGATATTTTCAGCAAGATAAACGAGAGTGTTGGTAAGTATATGAAGGACGTTGGCGATACGGCTGATTTTACCACCACACAAATGACTGCGTTCGGGCTGGCAACTACCGCCGTTCTTGGGCCCCTCAAATCGTTTTCGGGAGAGAGCTTCACTGGCCTCAATACTTTTACAGGTCAATTTGAGAGGTTTTTCGACACAATCGCCGGCAATGATACTGCCGTAGACAAGCTGCTTAAAACCTTCGGCGTTGTAGTTCCCGCTTCGATAAAGCCTGGCACGGCTGCATTCACGAACTTCGCAAAAAAGTCGGTTGAAGCAATTACGCAAAGCGCTGATAGTGCGGTGAAGCTGGAAGACGTCTATTTGAGATCGGCAGCTGCAACAGGTCGCTTAGGGGCAGTAACTGAACATACTGGTAGAGATATGCTCGGGATGAATGAAGCGGTTTCCAAGCAGCGCTCCACAATTAGCGAGGCAGTTGGAGCAACTAACCTATCGACAGAAGTGATAGAGCACTATTACTCAGAATTGTCGAAACTTCCCACGGCTTTCAGTAAAAACGCTAATGCCGAAGAAAAGGCTATGGGAAACACTTCATCATTAACCAGCTTAGTTCAGCTATCAATGGGCACCCATAGAGATTTCAAGGACGTCCTTGGAGATGTCAATGATGCTATAAGGAATTACAACGCTAGTATGCCAGAAGCACAGCGATTTACCGAGCAAATCTCGGAAGTGGCTGCCAACACTGGAACAGAGATATCAGATGTAGAAAAGGCATTAAGAGGAGCCTCCGAGGCATTCAAGATGTTCGGTAATGAGGGAGACGGAGCGGCTGCCGTATTGAACGAGTATGTTCAGCAGCTTCGTGCTACTGGTTTGAGCGGAGCCGCATCTACTGAAATCGTCAGCAACATGACAAATCAAATCAGTAGGCTAACTATTGCGCAGAAGGCTTTTATATCGGCACAATCAGGTGGCCCAGGCGGTTTGATGGGGGCATTCGATATAGACGTAAAACTGCGGGAAGGCAAGTTCAAGGAAGTTTCGGACATGGTTAGAAACCAGCTAACCAAAATGATGGGTAGCAATTTGGTTTCTACCGAAGAGGCTGCTAGAAGTCCCGCAGCGGCAGCACAAATGACGAAGCAAATAATGATGCTTCAACAGGGCCCACTTGGATCGTTCGCAAAATCTCCACAAGAGGCGGAGCATATAATTGATGCATTGAAAGGTGGGAAGGCACTTGATTTCAAGGAGCTATCGAAGGGCCAAGATGGGGTAAATGATGCTATCAAGCTAGGCAATACATATGCAGCCCAAACCGCAACTGGTATGTCAAGATCGGTGTCGCTATTGGAAGAGATAAAGGCAGCTGCGACAGGGGCTAACCAAAATCTTATGCAAGCTGGTTCGACTGGTGCAAGAGGCTTCCAATTCAGCGGGCAAGAAGACGAAGCTATAACGAAGGCTAGAAGCAGTATATTAGGTGCAATGGAAGGTTCTGCCGCGAGAGCTAACGCTGGCGAACCAATCAACACCAAAGAACTAACGAAAGAGATAGAGAGGCTTGCCAAAGATGTTCCGCAATATGTCAAGGCGGAAATAGCTGGCATAGGTCATATGACTGGCCTAAAAGTGGCACCAAAAAGAGAAGATGAAATTGGCGCCAATTATGCTAAGGGGGCGGAAGAGGAAAAGAGGCGGGCTCAAAATATACAGTCTGCATCCGTTAGAAAACAGGAGCTAGACAGGATTGACAAGGAAGCAGCTGCCGTAAAGGCCACATTAGCATTACAGGCTGCAAAAAGGGTATTGGAATCTGGTGGCGTAAACCCGGAAACTATCACAACTTCATTGAAGCCCACTACTGGCGCTGGAACTCATCCAGGGGCAGATATTCATGGAGCTGCTGCGACAAACGCAGCGAAAGGCGCCACACTACTAGCCGCTGCAAATGCACCAGGAGCAGCTCATGGAGGCAAAACACAGGTATTCGGCACAGTAGAATTGACAGTGAATGTAGGTTGTCCAAAGTGCGGTCATACATTCGAGACATCAGAGCACAGCGTAGCACTAAATCCAGTGAATGATCTGAAATCGGCTGGATCGGAAGATCATCATCGACCAGGGGTAATGTAATGACCAACCAATTTCCAGGCAATGCCATATCAGCAATCAATTCGGCTCAAAACTTCCTCAACGCCAATAACAACCCGCTAACCCAATCCCAGCAGCAGTCGTATGAGGCTAATGGGTTTTTGCTTCCCGCTACATATTCCGCCGATCAAAATGGGCTTCCATATACCAATGTTCCAGCTAATAGGCAAGGCAGGCTAAACCGCAATATCATCACATGGTTCGTTCCACAATTTGGCACGGTAAGGATGTATATCAATCCGCAGAATATCAGCTACGGCAATAAGAAGCTCATTACCAAGGATAGGACGAAGGGCGGATTTACGCTGCAATATTGGGGAGAGGATCTAACGACAATCAATATGAGTGGAACGACTGGAAGTTCAGGCGTTGAAGGTATAAACGTGCTATATCAGATCTATCGTGCAGAGCAATATGCGTTTGATGCAGTAGGTTTGACATTGGCTGCTAATAATGCTGCCGCAGATGTAGCGAATAACATAGTGAATGGGGTGGGTGGAGCATTAGGCAATTCGGTCAATCAGTTATTTGGAGGAAGCCCTAATAGCCCTAGTGCAGCAGTGGCAGGAGCATCGATTTTAGGGGGTGTTTTGGGGCTGGATAGTCCGAATAACAATTTGGCTGCACAGAATATTCCGTCACTAGCGGAATTGGCGTTTACCGTAGAGTTCTTTTGGAATGGAGAAGTATATCGCGGCTACTTCGACAGTTTCACTGTAAATTTTCACGCTGACAATTTTTTGGTGGACTATTCGCTAGTTTTTATGGCGACACAGAGACGCGGCATGCAGCTCAACTATTTCCCGTTCCAACACGCAGCCAATCAGGGCCCGAGTCAAGCAACTACTCCATATTCATATTCGAGTGGCGTTTTGACTGGGACGCAATAACGCGTTTGAGCTGATATATAGTCAGATATGATGATCATAGCGGGAACAGTATAATGGCAGATTTTCTAGCAAACCTCGCCAGTCAGATCAACAATAACTTCGCAGTAGGTGAGAACAGCACTACTTCGCTAGATGCAGTTGTTGATGGTCAGAACCAAAAATACGGGGCCTTGGGGGGACTACAATTCAACCAATCAGCCGAGCGCCGCTATGTTGAAGAAGGATATCTTCGCACTTCGCCATACTCCGCTGATCCCAAATTATTCGAGGTT